GCATAGCCCGAATTTCGTTATTCTTAAATTTAGGTATGTAAGATTCCAAGTAGTTTGTTCCAACTTGGACATCCGACTGCGTAAAGAGTCTAAGGATCTGTGTAATATGGTTTCTTTCGACATAACTCAATTTCCCGTTGTTCCACTGAGCTACATCATCTTGTAGTTTAGCTTCCCATTCCCCCCAGTGCGCCTTTTCGGACTTGATGGCATATTCTACAGCCCACGGATATTGAAAAGGTTTATACGTTTTTGATTCATCAATTAGCGCCATTGATAACGTGCTCCATTATTTTTGGTAAAAAAAGCCGGGCGAACCCGGCAACAATGAGTAGTTATACTCACGAGGGAAAAACAGTCAAGTCTTGACTTCTGCTAATCTATTGCGTAAATCGTTAACTTCTTGTCTTAATTGAATAATTTCTTTTGCGGCAGCGTTAGAAAGTTCACAAGGCACTACCTTTGTCTGCCATCCATTCTCAGTCTCTTCTACCATCTCTAGTGCGGTAGCATCTCTAAGTAGTTTAACTAGGTCAAACTCTTCTTCAAAATCAGTGCTCATTGTTTTTTCCTTACGTTCTCTTTATGCCATGTATCATACTCAGAAGCTATCATGTAATGCTTCAACACCCTAGATAATGCTTCCATTGTCACTTTGTCGTCATATACGCGACATAATTCATACGCATCTTTTAAATCTCTTACAACAAGTTGACTTACAGTTTCATCTGATAATTCAATCTTCATAATCTTTCAATGCTTCTCTTTCAACTGAAAGTCCTACCTTATCAGCAGATACGCCTGCGTTAGTGCGTAGGTAGTACAGTCCTTTGAGTTTGCCCTTCCATGCTTTTACATGCACTTCATGTACTTCCATAACGTCTGTGCCTGCAGGGAAAAATAGATTTACAGATTGCCCTTGGCAAATAAATGGCTGGCGAATTACCGCTTGCTCCACTACCCACTTTTGATCTAACTCAAATGCTGTTTTAAATACTTCCTTGTCGTAGTAACTTAAAAAATCTAAGTGCTGTACAGAGCCTTCATTAACGATGATGCTCTTCCATGTTGCATCATCATTCTTGCCGTAATCGTTTAAGATATTCTCTAGACTCTTGTTCTTAACCAGATGCGCACCTGCACGTGTTCTGTGCGTGTACGCATTCGACTTGATAGGCTCAATAGACGCCGAGCACCCACATATGATAGACGAGTTAGCATTCGGAGCAATCGCAAGTAGGTGAGCATTACGCCGCCCTGTGCCTGCCATATCCGGTGCTTCACCTCGCTCCTTAGCGAGAGCTTCAGTTTCTTCAACGGCTTTGTCCTTGATGTGCTTAAACATTTGATAATTTGCACGGACAGCCTCCTGTGTATCCCAAGGAATACCTTTGTCCTGTAAGTACCCGTGGAAGCCCATCGCACCCAGTCCGATAGAGCGTTCCATGTAAGCACTGTACTTAGCCTTCTCTAGCTCTTCCGGCGCATGCCTGATAAAGAATTTAAGAACGTTGTCCAAGAGTCTGACCAAGTCTTGAACCATTCTGGTGTCTCGCCACTCGTCCCACTTTTCGAGGTTGACGGAGGAGAGGCAGCAAACTGCTGTACGTTCTCCAGATGTAGCGAGATGGATTTCATTGCATAAGTTACTGCCGTTAATTGTGAGTCCAAGTGCTCTTTGAGAATCCGGTAACCCATCTCTGGCTGTATCAATGAAGTTGAGGTAAGGGACTCCAGTTTTGAAGCGAGCTTCAAGTATTCCTGCCCACAGTTCTTGAGCTTTAACTGTAAATCGGACAGTTCCTGTATGCGGGCATCTAAGTTGCCATTCTTTTCCATTTTTTACCGCCTCCATAAAATCGTCGGTGATATTGATTGCATTAAACAAGTTGAAACACTTGCGATTACTATCCCCTCCAGTCGGGACTTTAAACTTAATAAACTCAATGATCTCTGGATGCGATACATCAAGGTATGCGGCATATGATCCCTTGCGGGTTTTGCCTTGTTTGTAGGCTGTCATCTGGGAGTCAACAACCTTCATGAATGGAATTACTCCTGGCGCCTTGTCACTTACAGGACGTACATCAGACCAGTGACCGCCGACTCCACCTCCTTTGACAGATAGCCATGCAACTTCAGAATTGTGAGCAATAAGGGAATCCAAAGTGTCATCAACATAAGTGAGAAAACAAGAGATAGGAAGACCAGTTGGTTTTTCTCCATCTTTGGGTGCATTCGATAACACAGGAGAAGCAAACATAAACCACCGCTTGCTAGCATAGTCATAAATGCGTTGAGCAAAAGCATAGTCACCCTCACAATAAGCTAAAGCCGCACGAGCAAATGCTTCCTGTGGACTTGTTTCTTCATCAAGCATGTAATAGTCACGAAGAAGCGTCATAGCTTGCTCAGAGAATACAGAATCACGATTGTAGTCAATCGCAATCTTGTTGTAGTACATAACATCCATAGACATTACCAGTTAACACCTTCTGTCTTTTTAATTAACTCTCTCATTTTTCTTAGGTACCACCGTGCCTTGGCAGCATTGGTGGTTGGTAAGCCTTTTTCAAATAGACGAGTCCCAAGATATTTAAGAACATTACCCCAACAATAATGAATTGTTCCCCAATCCCCAAGCACACTGTGAATATAATCAAATGTTTCTATATTACTACTGTTGTAATGCTTAGGCTTTTCTACTTCATCATAATCGGTATCATCTATAATATCTTCTAACAAGGTTAGCGAATCGCCTGATAATGATGATTCAACGAACCGTGAGACACCATCTGAATCTGTAGATTTCATATGCTATGCGCTCCCATGTGTTTTAGTATTCATGTGTAATGTGATTACTTTACCATCTTCACTACGAGTAAAAGAAGGCATATCGTTTTGCATATCTTCAACGAAGGACTCAAAGTTATCTACAAAAAAATTTCTTACATAATCCCTAAATTCTTCATCTAACTCCATTAACATGACTGTAGATGCCATCATACCACAAGCGTTGCGTATTTGTGATATTTCAGTTTCACCTAAATCGTCTAGAATCTCTTCTTCTATATGCGCCGCAACAGACCCATTCCAACTTCCATTGGTGAACTCGGGTGTCAACACAACAGCAAACGAAGAAGCTTTTTGTTCAGTATCTTCTGACATTTTCTATCTCACTATCTTTTTAAAAGGCACATTAACAAACATATCAGGTAATTTCTTTTTACGCTCTTTGATCCAAGATTCTGGAATATCTTTACTTGCGTACTGAAATCCGTGTTTTTCACACCAAGAAGCATACGTTGTCTTAGCTCCCTTACGAAGTCTAGAGTTAGCATTACTGAACACAAAACGGATATCTAATTTAGGATGTTGCTTTTTAATCAGCAGATGCTTACGCCGGTCTTCTGGTGTGAATCTACCCTTTGTTTCAATAATAATTCCATTAGGCAGGAGAAAGTCTGGAGTATATGTTCTATACGCCAGATCCTCCCACTCAATTTTCATGCACTCATATTTAGCATCACACTTAATAGTTTTTAAGCGATCGCTAATTTTATCTTCAAGACCGGAGCGATACCCTCTCCGTATGGCATCAGCCCTTACCTTTGGTATTCTTCTGGTACTCATCTGCTATCTCTATATACGCAACTGTAGGCGGATCTTTTGCCTTAGATGCAAGTGAGGGTAGCTCTTGTAATGAGGGCCAGCACTTGTGCCGAAACTTACACCAGACACATTCGTCTGCTAATACCTTGTTGCCGGTAGGAACTTTACGAAAAGTTTCCTCAACTGGCTCAAAACATCTTTCAAACTTATTTGTTTCTAGTGTGTCAGCAGTATCTTTAATCTTTTCAATCTCGTCTTGTACATTCATGTCCCATGCAGAAACGTACTTGAACTCACCGTTGGCTTTATTGATAACCCACCAACCGCCAACTTCAACTCCCAATGCACGAGAATAGCCTGCAAGCTGCCCTACATAGCCAAATGCGTCATGCTCCTTGAGTGTGTAGTAGTCCTTAAACTTATTTTTGTATGACCAAGGTGATGCAGTTTTAATGTCATCAACTCTGCCATTCATAATAAGATCATGGGTACCATCAATCTTGTACTGACCAACGGTAAGTGTGGACTTGAATCCATCACTGAAGTCTACACCGGCTTCTGTAAGCATGCCTTTGAATACGGCTTCGCCAATATCTCCCATCATCATGTTGATCAAGAAATATGGTGAAGGATCAATGCCGGATTCTGGATCATTCTTCTCAAACCAAAGTTGGCAATTAGGTCTGCCAACGTTAGACATGCGAAGAGTAAATTTACTGCTACGCTTGCTGAACTGTTTTTCCAGTGACTCTTTTACGTCCTTGAGTACTCTGGCAATGGTGGCATCTGACATGCCACGCTTGCCTTTGCGTACATCCTCAAGATAACGATGTATCTTTAGTTCGTTAGGATGCTGTACACTCATTCAGTAACCACATCTTCATCTAGATCAATGAAGTCTTCAACGAGATTTTCATCTTCCTTAGACATAGACACTTGGCGTTTTTCATTCCAAGCATTAACGATGTAGTCATTGTAGTTGTTGATCCATTCTAAGAAGTCAGAAAACTTCTGTTGATCTTCTTCTTGAAGGTCAATGGACTGCGCCATATCTACATTAGACGTAGGCAAGAAGAATGAAGCCCCTGTTGGAAGCTTATGTTCTTCAGAACCACATACAACCCAGTGCTGAATCGGAAGATGCTTTTGCTTTGCCATGACAGCGAAGGGTGATCCCATTGTTTTAAAAGCATCCTTGTTGTCAATCTCCCAGATGAATGGGTAGTACGTCTCATCAGAGATGTCGTTTCCATCTGAATCAACAGCATTTTCTAAGCACACTTCACCTAGCAAAACACGGACACGTTTGATCTGTTTAATCAGTGTCTTTGTTTCTTCTGGCAGCGACTGAAAGTCTTTGATGTATCCTGCAGGCTTGCCACAATTGAGGCCACCAACATTATCCTTGAGATCACCGTTTAAATCTTCAGCCATCAGTGTTTTGACGTACTGTTTCTTTTCAGAATCATAACGCTTGTACATAAAACGCTGTACAAATACTCGGACGTGCGCTTTCTCTCCGTAAACAAACTTGTCGTCGGACAATTGAAGACGGAACATACCGGCAGGAACAACTTCCATGTTCTTCATTTTGCCTTTTACGTCCACCTGGCCCATAACAGGTTGATTCCAGATGCGTAAACGAGCGAGAGTGGATGCTTTGGTCTTTTCGCCTGCCCCGATATCGGAAGCTACGCCCATAGCCTTTGCCATTTCAGCAAAGTTTCCACTGTTTAATGTTGCAATTTCATTTGTCATTTAGACCTCCTTCTGATCTAGCCAGTTTACACCAATTTTAGCCTCAAGTAAAAGAGGAACATTAAAATTGACATTGAATCTTTCTTTAATAATATCAAACAACATATTGTTGATATCTCCAATTATGTTTAACACTTTTTCTTCCTCGTCAGGATGTATATCAATGACAATAGAATCGTGAACTGAGTTGACAATCAATGATTGCATGCCCCTCATCTTACGATCTATCTCCAACAGAACCGCAGGAACTATGTCAGCAGTTGCAAATGACTGTACTGGGTAGTTTTTAATTGCAGTGAAGTTTGTAACAGTGTTATTTCTTCTACGCTTCACATCCGGAAAAGAAAACTGCCTACCACTTGGTGTAGTGATGTAAGTGTGAGTAAGAACCTCCTTGGCTAATTCTCTGTGCCACCGGGCGATTCCTTTGTACTTCTCTGTGAAGTGTTCGTAGTATCTAGCTTCGGCTGGTGTTCTTCCGTAGCCTGTTGCTCCGTAAAGCGGCGCGAATGTATGTGCTTTCGCTTCCTGCCTGCTAGTTGCCTGACCCGCTTCCGAAATGACTTTTGCGGTGTACGAATGGACATCAAATCCCTCCTTAACTTCTTTCATTGCTACCTCATCCTGAGATAAGAATGCGGCAACACGGAACTCTAGCTGCGCAAAGTCAGCCTCCATGATCTTACCTCCTGAAAATCGGGAGATGAAAACACGTTTTACAGGAAATGTACCTCCACGTGGCATGTTCTGCATATTAGGGTCACGTCCTGAGAATCGTCCAGTGGCTGTCATATGCTGTGTAAGACGAACATGAAGCTTGCCATCTGGTTTAAGGTAAGCCCTGATGCCATCCACGAAACTATTAAGGTAAGTATCAACAGCACTGAGTCTACGAATTTTGGAAAGGAAATCGGCTGCCTCATCCATGCCTTTCGATTTTGCGACACGTTCTAAATACTCTAAGTTTTCCTTGCTTGTACGGAACCCATTGGCACTTTGCCATTTAGGTGACGGTGGATTGAATTTAAGACCTGCTAACTTTGGTAATTCCTTTAAAATGTAACCCAGACCGTTACATGTAGCACATTTACTAGCCTTCTTGAAATCTGATCCATCCTTCTTCTTTTTGAAGTATGTCCCATTACCGCTACAGTCTGTGCATTTTTCAGCCTTAGTTCTGCGTACTGGTGTGGAAGATTGATTGATAAACTTCTTAAATTTATCTGCCGACATATATGGATCTGCCCCCATAGCCCACTGCGTCTTGTCCGTCGGTTTACGGGAATAGATTACCCACGACAGTTGCTCAGGTGAGTTGAGATTGATTGGAGTATCACCCATAAGTGATAAAACAGATGCATTTAAATCACGTATAAGTAATTTTTTCTCTTCCTCAAACTCTGCACGGACACTTTCCAACGCCTGTGTGTCAACGGAAAATCCGTTGCGGTATATACGAGCAAGAAGAGATGCAGTTTCATTAGTCAAAAAGACTACGTCAGTAAGTACCCTATTACTATCATCTCTCAAGTCTAAATCCTGTTCCCAAAAAAGTGACATGGTAGTTCGCAAATCACCATACAAATACTCTTTCAGTTCTTCATACGGGATCTGATCAACAGTGTAACCATTCTTCATGTACTCTTTAAGTGTGTCTTGTTTCTTGAAATCTAAGTCTCTGCGTTCAGCAACTGCTTCCAAAGACAAAGGTTGTTTCTGCGCTCGTTGCATTACATATTCAACAAGCATCGTGTCCCACACCATACCATCGTACTTAAATCCTGTGGCCCACAGCCATTGTAGATCGTGACCAATGTTGTGTCCGATTAACAAAGTACACCGATCAAGTAACTCTTGTATCTCCGCGCAATCTTTCTGTCTGTACTCGTACTTACAATCATACTCTGTGTGATCAAAAGTGTAGTGCTTTGGCTCTCCATGTTCTGGGTACACACCGATCATTACCAAACTGTTCGTAGGCGTAAATGGATCTAAATGTAACTTTCCATCACTCTTGGTAACTGTGTTCTCTACGTCAAGAACTAGTCTCATCTTGTCTGCGCTCCTCGTGTTCTTTTAAATATGTTTCTGCAGTATTAAGAAGACTTATGTCATCCCTAAATGCACCCAAGCCAACATTGCAATTATAGCAAATATGTCCTCGGAACTCTCCGGTTTCATGATCGTGATCTAGCACCCACTGACTCAGCATCGGTGTTTTTGATCCCGCCCCTACCTCTTCTATTGTTCTGTCACAAATAGGGCAACGATGATACTTATCAGGGTACGGATGCAACTTCTTTAATTCATCCCTAATTTTCTTCGCATGATACATGCATGTTTTGCAAGTTCTCTTAACTTCTCCGCCAACAGCACGTGGGAAGTCGTCCACGTGTTTGTACCTGGAACATTTGATACACTGTAATCCATCCTCGCCGGTGTAATCACTAAGGTCTGGTTTTTCAAACAACTCAAACTGATCATCTGACAAACCTAAACCCCATACCTTCCTAGTGATACATCTAAATTTACGGATACGTATCCATGCCAACCTGTTAATTTATTTTTCACTGAATTGATATGTCGTTGTGGGTCATCAATTTCATCTTCCCCTCCGGAGTTATCAGAAACAGGATTCCTACTGATCAAAAGCATAAGATCAGCTTCAGACGCTTTGCCGGTCTTGCTGCCCTCCATCATGGATTGATCCAGTTGGATGCGCCCTTCAGCATCAGCCGATAACTGCGACATGTAAAAAACTACACAGTTATATTCCTTTGCGATCATACGTGCGTGAATAGCACATGCTTTAAGTGCTTCGTGCTGGCTTGTGAAACCGCCGTGAGTAAACTTATCACCCATGTCCAAGACAATAACGTCTGGCTTGTAGGTTTTACAAACTGACTCCACCCACATCATATCCCTGCCGGTGACATCCTTGATGGAGATGTTTTCAGTAATCCTTCTCCACCGTTGTTGAGCCTGCTTAGGGTTTTGCTTTATCTGCTTCAAATTCATACCGGAGGCAACAGTCAGGTAACGCGCACCGACACGGTGTGTACTCTCTTCGTTACATAAGATAATGCACTTCGCTCCTTGTTCAGCGAACCCGCCTGGACCTGCGATCAAGCTTGCGTGAAAAGAAGTCTTGCCGGTGTTAGGACGTGCGCCAACGATAACTAAGTGACCCGCATTTACACCTTCAACCTTACGTGCCAATGGTGGGATGTTAAATCTCCAACGCGCCTCAAGGTCATTCTTCTCCAACAAGTGTTCAATGGATAAGTCATCCCAATCAACAGTGACGTTAGGCGTGAAGTCATCGTTGTGCTTTTCAAGCATGTGTCGGAGAGGTTCAAGAGAAGTCTGCATCCCATTGAGGTACTGACCACCCAGTTGTGTAATCTGACCACCAAGATACTTCTGAAACATCTTAGACAAGCACTCTTGTGCAATGTCATGACTGATTGTATCGGTACGCTTCATCTTGTCGAATATACCCGTGAAATGCTGCCTTTCAGCACTCGTCATTGATGGATCTGCAGATAAGAATATGACTTGCAATTCTTCTACTGATAAGTCACGACGATACTTTTGCATCGCTTCATCAATCATCGTCTTGATCTTGCCATTGTCCTTAGAAAATATCTTGTGAGGACAATTCACACCACGATAACTGTCGTAAAATTCTTTATTCAGTAGCGTTTTTAGAATCGCTAGTTCCATTCTTGTCTCCAAATATCTTGTCCCAGTTATCCCGATACTTTTGTGTCGGTACCTTACTCACAATTTCTTTAGGCTTTTCACGACTGCTCATCCAGTCCTGATTGCGTTCATTCATTGCATCTTTCCAGTGCTTACTCATTGAGTCCCTCCTCATCACTCCTGTGGATCACTGCCAGGGTACACATACTCAGGCGCATTGTACTTCTTCATCGCCTCCTCTAAATCGTAGTAGTACACAGCGGCAGGTGTAGGCTTGCCCTGCTTAGGTGCAAGGTCATCGGCCATGGATTTCCACTTGGAGTACTCAAAGGTATCATCTGCCATGTCAGCTTCATTAGCCAAGAACAATGCCCACAAGTAAGCACACTCACCAGTTAGACCTATGCCATCTCCCTGCCATAGCAATGGCCTCTCAACGTAGGGTACTTTACTCATTTCTTTTTCTCCCCATAAAACTTTATCCAACAATCGGCACAAAGATATTGAGGTTCATCTCCTACCTTTGCATCTGCTTTCTTATTGCAGTGATCACACTTGATTGGTTGTGTCATGACACTTTCTTCCACGGCTTAGTGATCATCCAGTGTCCGAATGGCACAGAGCCTTGCCAGTCACGATCAAATGATGTCATCCCCTTCGGTGGTCTACGCCTATTTCCTTTCTTGAGAAGAGACTGACTCCTAGGGGCTAAGTTAAACTGCTTACGCAATTTACCTAGCTTAGTTTTAACAGCATCCCCTGTCTTACCAATAGCACAACCAATTTCATAGTTGGTCTTACTCTCTTTGTACATTCTGATTGTTGTCTCAATCTCTTCCTCAGTCCAAGGAACATTATAACCGCCTCGCCTATGCATCTAACATCTCCTCTAACCGATCTAAATCGTCTTCATTTTTGTATTTGAGATCGTCATTTAAGACTAATGCGAGAACATTGTCCATGTAACCTCGCAATTCCTTTGTGATTTTAACAGTTTTGTCTATAGCATCCGGATCTAAAGCAATGATTGCGCTATCAAAAAAGTTTGCGATGTACCATTTGTGAAAATTAGTCAATTGAGTACCCAGCAATGCAACTCCAGTAGCGTTGTACTGGTAAAGCTGCCCTATTGTATACGCGCTGATTGCATCTTCGACTACAACAGCAGTTCTACCCAACCCATGTGAGTAAGGGACGGGTGATGCATTGTATCTAAGCCACTTCGGATGCTTATTGATGACTGATCTGCCAACTGCGTCCATCAGATCGCCTGCAAGTGACAGCACTGGAAATACAATACGATCTTGACGCACGTCGTGCCACACATCACTGGGTTCTATGCTCCATTTCTGCAGGAAAGAACGCAGGTAAGCTTTACTTGCGTCAACAGGTACCATGTACGGTTCTTTTTCAAAGATCGTACACAGAGCCTCTTCGTAGTTCTCAGGCTCATTGTCTTTTTGCAATGATTCAATGACTTCATCTGCCGTCATGAACTCATTCTTGCCACCTGACGTGGGGCAACCCGCTTTGTAACAATTCCAAAGCAAACTGCCATCGTTTTTAGTGACTGTGAACGTGTTTTTACCTCCACATGTAGGGCATGTTCCTCTGTGTGTCTCGCCATTGCTTAAATCCAATGACGAAACGTATGTGTATACATTTTTCATGGTGTATCACCTGCCGTGTGTGCGTTGCGGAGCATAAGCGCATTTGAAGCACCCGTCAAGGTGTTCTTCATGTACGGTTTCACCGATTGCGGATTTTGATGTCCCGTAACCTGCATGATCTGTGCAATACCGACACCTGCCTCCACCATTTCTGTTGTCGCCGTCCTTCTAAGGTCTGATAGTCTAAGTTCTGGAGGAAGTCCTGCCAACTCTTTGATTTCATTCGCTTTTCTAGATACATTAAAGACCGTGTACGCGCCATAACCGCCATCCTTTTTGACATTTATGTTCGGAGCAACGTATGGCTGCCACCCTAGATCGTTGTGTTGTTGCACTAACATGTCACGCAACTGATCACCGATAGGTAGATGCACCACTGCTCGCCTTTTCGACTGTTCTAAATTTAATACACCTTGTTCCAAGTCCAGACAGTCCCACGTCAGCAGGCGCATATCCCCTATTCGTTGCGCCCAATCGTATGCCATGTGAGCTATCAGACCGATTGACCTCGTTTCAAAGTCGCTGTACGCCACATTAAGAAATGAGATCACGTCATCCCGTGTCCAGACCACTCGTCGTGGCAAAGTTGCTATCGTTTGGACAGAAATCCAGGGATTCTGCGAGATGTAGTCGTACTTCACGCCAAACGAAAACACTTTACGGATCACAGCCAAGACTCTGTTGGCAAAGGTAACACCACGCTCAGATAGTTCGTCGTACACTAGCTGACATTGTGATGCTTTGAGGTTGGCTTTACGTGTCCCTAGCGCGACACCCTCCACGTGAATATCCTGCACAACCTTTAGCCAGTATTGATACTGTTGTGAACTTGCGCCTACCCGTTTGAAATCCTTGGAGTCCAAGTACAAGATGATCAGGTTTCTAATTATCACGACTCGCTCCTTTTATTAACCGATCCAAAGAGATCAGTGCTGACCTCAGAGAGTTACCCATACCCTTGTGGTCCTCTGTGGATGCAATCCACGACTTACCATAATACCTGACAGAAACCTTGTAGTTCTGCATCATGTTCATCAGGCTTGTGTCACTACGCCTCACGTCGCCTGCCATTTCATTGATATCTACCATTGTCTACCTTCCTTCACACGATACTTGTGTAACTTCTCAAACTCTTGCTTTTCTTCCTGCACCTGCTGATCAATCAGGTAAGCTTCCAACTCAGTGACCACCGGCATCGGTTTCACTGTGTAATCAGATCCGGAAAGACTATCAGTCAAATGCTTGCACCAGATCTGGGCAGCCCACAGACTGTCGCAGATATCCACGATCCTGTCCTCTGTGTGGGCCTCCTGCACCACACAGAACATCTTCTTCTCACTGCCACTCATGACGCTTTTTTCTCTTCTATGTACACACGTAAGTGAGTGGACAAAGGGATAGGCTGACCCATCTCCCAACGTCTCCAGTTAGCACGGGCCTTATCGTTCATGTACTGACCACGAACTCGCATGCTGTATCCTTGTTTGTTGAGGTGCTTCTTCATCAGTGTCACCAACAAACGTCCTTCATCCGTGTTAGGGATTTCTTTAAACACATAACGTGCAACTGGCTTACTCATCGTTCATCTCCATTTCTGCTAACAGAACATCTAATTCAAACTCATCTTTCAAAGACGATGGAACATCTTCATTACTCGTGATGTCTGTGTAATCAGAGTCCACACCATCTTTGTACTCTCCGATAAAGTTCCAACCTTCATCCAAGTATCGGGCATGTACTTTGAATCCACGTGCCTCCAACTCTTCAAAGATTGGGATTGGTGGACACCATGCGGTGTTGAATGACCACGTGATAACGCCACCGATTTCTGACATCTCAGATCTGTAAGCTTCCCACTTGGTTCCCCAATTGCGCTGACACCAGTAGTACCAACCGTTCTGGTCACCGTAAGTTTCAGCCTCCGCCTTACCCCAATTCTGGCACAAGACTAGGCTTGGCATTGGTTTGATCCGATTGAACGGCTCATCCGTGTTCAGAATGTCCCGCAACAAATACAACATTGCAGGCTTCTCGTGCGTGATTGTCACGCGATTGTCTGTGTGATTTGGCATTAGTCTTCACTCCTCGCTAGTTCATAACCGTCTAGGGTTTGCTCTACTACTCTTTCAACTGCCACATGTGCATACTCTTTGAGTACATCACGCAGTGCTTCCTCTAAAGCTTCAAGCTTCTCCCGTGGGACACACTCAAAGAACGCATCGTATTGTGGTTCTGGATCGTGCAGGTAATCACCCACACGTGCATCCAGAGCGTATACGATTGGACCCGTGCTTATGTCGGGCAGCCCGTACCTATTCTTCATTAGAAATCACCTCGTGTTGCTTCTGGGTGGGCATTGTAGAACGCTCGTGCTTGAGCCTCATACCGTTTGCCATCGTCTAAGAATATAGACTTCACGGAATCCAAAAAGTTCCGTGCGTCCTCGAAAGTTCTAAAAGCGAATCGCAACGTGTTACCGTGTCTAGGGTAATCAGCGATAGAACGGTAATCCATTGCGTGAATACCTAAGTTCTCGCACAGTGCTTCAAACTGACCGTCCCGTTCATAACTGGGTTGATCACCGTCGTAGCACTCAATCATTTTGAGTATCGAAATGTCGTTGGAGATCTTCACGGAATACGTGAACTCTTCAAAAATACTGCCAGCGTAAACATTCTGAACAACCTCGTGTTCGGTGTTCATGACAGCATCGTACTCTGGTGAGTACGCTTTAAACGGTTTGATATCTTTCATGATTGTTTCCTTATTGCATTACCGGAATGACCGGAAGACTTTCTTCAGACGTATACATTGCGCCACCGTTATTACCTTCATCATCTGCCATTGGCACAATGAAAGAACCGTCGTCAAAAACGATTGCGATGGGACGCTCATACCAATCGTCCGCTTCTTCTGCAGTTAAATACCGCACGGTTTTAATAGTCTTGCCGACTAAGAATTTGGAGATCTGCTCCACCCACTTTTGCTCGTTCATGTTCAGTTCCTTTTTGTTTGTTTGTACTGGTTTAGACAGCACCCGTGTTTGAAAGTTCCATAAAAAAATAAAAAAAATTAAAAAAATTTTATGTGTCCAGGTTTTGTGCAGGCGCGACTAGACCTGGCCCGTGTTTGTGACCATTGCAAATTCTGACTGGACCCGTGCTGATAGTACCTAGTGCAGACAAAAATTGACTGCAAACGTGATAGTACCGCAGCGATCAGCAACAGCAGAAAAAAATGGGGTCAATCAAAAGTGACCCCGTTTGGATTGGTTCGCGTTTAAGCTTTTGCGATCAAATCAAATTTGTCTTGTTTCCATTTTGCGCCATGGATGTTGACGACAATTGAAGCACCCTCGCGCCTCGCACCATCGCACAAACCACAAGCACGACACTGAATCTTCGTCGTATAGTGTGGGCATTCTATTTCACCCACTAATAGTGGCGCGTCCTCGCGTTTGACACGGTAGTACCGTGGTTTGATTGTGGGATGCATTTTTGCCACGTGGATGGTTTGCTTTTCGTTATCCACGGATGCCATGCAATAGTTGAGTAATTCAGGATCGAAGCTTTTGTGCATCCATTGGTGGGTGTAACCAGTGATGGTGTCGGCTGATTCCGCGATGATTCGCGTATAATCTGTTGGGATACTTGCGGGGTCACCGTATCCACCAAATCGCACGTCTAACTTGTGAAGCGACACATATTGCGCCACCTCTTCCACCGTCGCGGTGGGATACTTGCCACCGTGGTAGTTTTTCCAAATGTTTAGCGGTGCTTGGAACGTGAGAACGTAGCAAGATCCTTTCCGGTGCGGGCATTTTCCGCATATCGCTTCGTCGGTGCCGTTCTTTTGTGCTTGTACGGGTGAAATCGCTTCGAGTAGATACCACACCGTCGCCATGTCACCCGTTTTATCGTTTGATGATGAAAACGTAATGATGCCCACCACCTCGCGCAAGGGGTCCAATTGTGATGGTCCGCGATAAAATACGAATCCTTTTGGTTTTTTAGATTGTGCCATGACTAGTTTCCTCTTTGGTTTGTTTGTCGTGGTTCGGAGTGTTTCCGATAATGCCCACCCCAGAGGATGGGCATAAGCAGAACACTAGATATTCCGGAATAGCCAAGTAATTGTGTTGACCTCCCAACCATTACCGCAAGCCTTGTAGACTCGTGAATTACTAATTGGACGTTGTTTGCCGTGATGGTCTTCCACCGTGACACCGTCCGCATAATCATCCGGAAGACCCGACAAGCGCAAGCACTCCATGGGTGTAAGCTTGCGCCATGTTGTTTCGGACGTGATCACTTTTGGTTCACGGTGTCCGCCTTGCATCGTGGTTAAGGTAGGTGCTTTTCCTGCAGGATGATAAACGCGACGGATCACCTCCAGACCTCGCAAATCAGCATCACCCGCATGGCATAAACCATCGGCACTAAATACCAATTGGCGACGGTGCTTCTCGAAATATTGCTTCAAATTTCCGCCCTTGAAATAGTTCGCGTCAATACATAAAGCCTTAGCGCGATCCGTGGCAAATCCATCCTCCAAGATATCTTGCAAAACGATTGGTGAATCGTTTTCTGGCAATGCGTCCAATGGGATGTTGGTCCAATACATGCGCGTCCGTGCTTGTGCGCTAAACTTTTTGGAGTTGATTGTAATTGGTTCAACACCTAGTGCTTTAGTGATTTGGTCCGCCTGATCTTGTTTCATCACGACGTTTTCGAGGAAAAAGTACGTTGGTTGGAATTCCTCAACGATGCGGACAAACTCCCAAAACAATCCAGAACGCGCACCGTCCAAGCCTTTACGATTTGGCGATGCCACCGAAAGATCTTGGCAGGGTGAACCACCCATAACCAGATCGAAAGATTGACCGCACCCGTGGGATGCGTAAGAGAACGTGCGAACGTCGTCGTGATGCATCACTTCGGGATGGTTCTTTTGACAAATGGCGCGAGGGTATTTGTCAATTTCAACACCCCAACATGTACCCAAATTGAAACCATTGTTTTTGAGTGCTTGCCATCCGCACCCGTGACCATCGAAAAGGCTGATTACGTTTAAAGTGTTAGTTTTGCTATTTGTGTTTTGCATTTCCATATCCTCTTAATGTTTGGAAAATGTGACACCGATTTCATGCGGTGTTGAAAGTTTAGACAAGGACCAATCGAAATAGTTCCATAATTTTTTTCATGGGTTAAAAAGCGTTATCCGGAAGAGGTGAAAAAACGATTCTGAAACAACGATAAAAAACACTGGAAAAAGACGGTGTGAAAATCGCCTGAAAGCCAGGTGTGGCGCGGGGCAGCGGGGTTTTGGACCATCGAAAATGCGACACTGAATCACGAGATAAAAAGCGTTTTACAAATGGGTGAAAAAATTATTTTGAAACCACGACAAAAGGACCACCTAAACCGGAGCAAATCATGTGGAGCAAATCGAATGGACCACCGCAAGTAGGGGGTGGGTGTTTAGAACATGTGTAAAGGGGGTGTGGGTATAAAAGATGCACACCCTCTCACACCGTTCAATGCTCACAAATTCGCATGCTTTCGGTGGTCTGTGGTGTCGCAAGTGATTTCATACCATTTGCAAACATTTGTAAGTGTCTGAAATCAAAAGAGAACATGTAAAAATGCCAGCAAAAACAGTGATTTAATGTTGATTGGCAAAGGGGGCGCAAGGGCCACGGGGGGTGTCCTAGTACGTATATACACAGAAATACACAGATCATGAAAATTAAAGTGTTAACCACTTACAGTACACATAAAATTTATACATTCTTGGAATGTGCTGTAACCTATTGATATACATACAGCTGCACATTCACCCTGGATCATCAAATGTGCTTGACATACTTTTTGAAAACAGTATAACTGTAGCCGAAGGCTTACATATAATGTGTTACATTGACAAATAATCAGAAAATTCTTGTAAAAGTCACTTACAAATGCTAACTTAAATGAAACATATTATATGTACTACCTATAATCACTTATATTTGTACTATTCTGTACGTCCATAACAAAAGTCTTGACATTTTTGTCACTATAAATACAACTATGAAGAATCCGTACCCTACACATGAGGGTTTATTAGAACAAGTATATGATTTTCTAGAGAATGGTAGATCCCTGGAAGGTTTGTACGTTCCTCATTCGGATGTATTCTTCGTTCGTACCGCATTAGAGGTCCGGTTTGACGTTGATATTTCACTGGAGCAGGCAGAAGAGTACATGAGACTCGCAGGTTGGACAGATACCAATGGCAACAACTAAAGATGTAGAGCGTTTACCATCAGGCCGTATTAAATACCGTGGTGAGACATTTGCGGGTTTCAATAAACCTAAGCGCACGTCGGGTGGATCAAAGAAGTTCGCAGTATTAGCGAAGAAAGGTGACCAGATTAAGTTAGTCAGATTCGGTGATCCGAATATGGAAATCAAGAAAGACAATCCCGAACGACGTAAGTCGTTTCGCGCGCGGCACAACTGCGATACCGCAACAGATAAATTTTCGGCCAGATACTGGTCATGCAAGAAATGGTGATATAAATTATGAGTCTACTACCAGTTGCACGTTTAATAGTAAAAGCAGGTGAAGCTGCTGCTAAAACAAAGTTTGGCAAAGCGGCTGTGCAAAGAGCGAAAGATGCATACGAAACATATGTTAAAAAGCTAGACCCCGCTGCAGAAAGCACTGCGGGATTAAGTCAAAAACAAAGATCTGTACAAAGAACAAACTTAAAAAAATATGCCAAGGGATTGACGCAGGGTGCGGTTGGCGTTGCTGTATTAAATGAAGTCTTTGGTGGAAGGGGCGACGGTAAAGCAGAAGTTACCCAACGAAAAGCATACGCTGACGAACAAAACAAAAAGAAATCAAAACCGAAGTCACCAAAAGGTGGTCAAACCATTAAAGAGAACCGTCGCGTAGTTAGCGAAACAAGGCTTAACAGAGGTGGCATGGCTAACTGCGGAGCATCTGTAAAACCTAATCGGATGTCACGTAGCTAATGGCTTCTACACGCAATTACAAAAGCGAATACGCTAATTACCACAGCACACCTAAGCAAAAGAAGGCGAGAGCATCTCGCAACTCTGCACGAGCTAAAATGATGGCTGGCGGTAAAGTTAAAAAAGGTGATGGCAAAGATGTGCATCACACAACAGGTAATCCAATGAACAATAAAAAGCTAGCAGTAAAAACTGCATCAGCTAACCGTTCATTCCCCAGAACCGCAACAGCACGTAAAAAGAATCCACGGAGCTAACATGGCCGAAGATATTAAAACAACTAATTCAGAACTTGAGAAGATATTAGCTCGTCAAGCTAAATACAAATCTGCTGACATTATGGAGCAGATGGAAGCTGCACCTTCAGGTGCTGAGATGGATGCTATTGATGCCAAAGATCCATTAGACTTTTTTGAAAAGAAGATTGCTGAAGCTAAAGGTAAAGCAAAAATGGCTAATGGTGGTATGGCCCGCGGTAAAGGTAATAAGATGTACCAACATAACTACGCTACAGGCGGTAATGTAGTAGATCACCTCGGGAGTAAGAAGAAATAATAAATGACTATTGCCAAGTTTAGCAGAACTAGAAGCTACATTGATGATGCTACGGTAGATGGCACTGCTGTAACTTTATATACATGCCCGGATAACTGCCGCACTCATATGTCTTTATTGTACATTGGCAACAGTGGTACAAACGCATCCGATATCCAAGTAAGTTGGTATCGTGCAGAAGATGCAGAGACTCACCAGATCATCGCAGGTAAGAATTTAGTGGTAGGTGATTATGTACAGTGGTCTGGTGCATTTATTGTATTAGAACCCGGTGATTATATTTCTTTTACTCCCAGTGCAACGGGTGGCGGGGCATCTCCTCACATTGATTGTTTTTGTACTGTAGAAGAATTCTTTTTGCCTGTAGGTGGATAAGATGCCATACAAAAATCCTAAACAACAAGCCGCTGTCGCAATCTCAATGAAGAAAGCAGGCAAATCACCTAAAGAAATCAAGAAGCATATGATGGGTGGTGGCATGGCAAAGAGTGGCCCATACAATTCCGTGAATATGGCAAAAGGTGGGAGTACAGTTAATGCGGCTGGAAACTATACACAACCCAGTATGCGTAAAAACCTATTCAACCAAATTAAATCCGGTGGAAAAGGTGGCGCACCCGGACAATGGAGCGCAAGAAAAGCACAGATGCTCGCAAAGCAGTATAAAGCGAAGGGTGGTGGATATAAGTCGTGAAGGCACCCCAAAAGTCTTTAAAAGCATGGACCAAGCAAAAGTGGCGCACGAAGAGCGGCAAGCCTTCAACGCAGGGTCCAAAAGCAACAGGGGAGCGATACCTCCCAGAAAAGGCGATCAAGAGTCTTTCGGCAAAAGAGTATGCCGCTACTACGAGAGCCAAAAGGAAAGGTACTAAAGCAGGCAAACAGTTTGTGAAGCAACCAAAAACAATCGCTCAAAAAACAAGGGCGCATAGAAGGGTAAAGTAAAATGGCTAGACAGCTAACAGAAAAACAACAAAAGTTTTTAGACGTTCTCTTTGATGAAGCGAACGGTAGTGTTTTGTCTGCCAAAAAGCTTGCTGGGTACTCAGATACTAATTCGACAACAGAAATTGTTAGCTCATTAAAAGATGAGATTATAGAAAAAACTAATTTGTATTTAGCGCGTAATGCACCACTAGCTGCTGTAGCGATGACTGGAGCACTAATAGATCCAACTGAGTTGGGTATAAAAGAAAAGATGCAAGCCGCTAAAGAAGTTATGGATCGCGTGGGGATTATTAAGGCTGAAAAAATTCAGGTAGAGGCATCAGGCGGTGTCATGATACTACCTCCTAAGAACACAGAGTAAATATGTCCGCACGATCTGCTGGCAAGTGGATTTTACCACAGCCAGAAAATATCACTAAAGATGAAGAGTTTATAGCAATACCACGGATTGCTCGTACTATTCCTTTTGGGTACACAGAACATCCAGAAGATTCGGATATGTTATTACCTATTCCAAGAGAGCTTAGAGCACTGGAAAAGGCAAAGGAATATTTACAGCAGTATAGCTACAGAGAAGTTTCTAATTGGCTGACTAAGCAAACAGGAAGAAGCATCTCTCACGTAGGTCTGAAGAAACGAGTCGAAAGTGAGCAATCAAATAAAAGACGAGTTGCAACTATCCGCGAATGGGCCAGAAGGTACCAAAAGGCAATCGCGGAAGCGGAGAAAATCGAAAGTACCCGTCTCGGCGCAACCAAAGAAAGAACAACCGAAGATATTAGTTAAAGAAAATCTAGAAGAACAGGAAGAGTTTGAACCTATTCGTCCTGAAGAAACTGCTAATGTTATCTTCAAACCAAATCCAGGGCCTCAGACCGAGTTCTTGGCAGCAGGTGAACGCGAAGTGCTGTACGGCGGCGCAGCAGGTGGTGGTAAGTCCTACGCAATGCTCGCAGATCCTCTCAGATTCATGGGTCATCCCTCTTTTAGTGGTTTGTTATTACGACACACTACAGAGGAGCTTAGAGAGCTTATATGGAAGTCTCAGGAGATGTATCCAAAGATCTGGCCAGGAATTAAGTGGTCAGAGCGTAAGATGCAATGGACTGCTCCATCTGGTGCTCGTTTGTGGTTCTCCTACCTAGACCGCGACGAAGACGTGATGCGTTATCAGGGTCTTGCTTTTAGTTGGGTAGGTTTTGATGAATTGACACAATGGGCTACGCCATTTGCTTGGAACTATATGCGTTCTCGTTTGCGAAGCACGGCATCCGATTTACCGGTGTATATGCGAGCAACAACTAACCCCGGTGGTCCCGGACATGCTTGGGTTAAGAAAATGTTTATTGATCCTTCGCCACCAACAAAAGCTTTTGATGCAACAGATATTGAAACAGGAACAACTTTAGTATATCCTTCAAATCACAGCAAGGCGGGTGAAGCACTATTTAAACGTAGATTTATACCGGCTATGCTTGTAGATAATCCATATCTGTGTGAGCAGGGTGATTATGAAGCAATGCTGTTATCTTTACCAGAGCATCAGCGGAAGCAGTTATTAGAGGGTAATTGGGATGTTGCAGAAGGTGCCGCCTTTCCAGAATTTAACAGACAAGTACATACTGTTGAGCCTTTTGATATTCCTAGGAATTGGGTTAAATTTCGTGCCTGCGATTATGGCTATGGTTCTTACTCTGCTGTTGTTTGGTTTGCTGTATCACCTGACGAACAGCTTGTTGTCTATCGTGAGCTATATGTTAGTAAAGTCTTGGCGACTGATCTTGCGGACATGGTATTGGATCTCGAATCCCAAGACGGGAATATAAAATACGGAGTTCTTGATAGCTCCTGCTGGCATAAACGTGGTGATACAGGACCATCACTTGCTGAACAGATGATTCAAAAAGGATGTCGCTGGAGGCCGTCCGATAGATCTGCAGGTTCTCGTATTGCAGGTAAAAACGAGATACATAGAAGATTGCAAGTAGACGAGTTTACAGAAGAACCAAGAATCGTATTTTTTAACAACTGCACAAACATAATTTCACAACTACCTATATTGCCTCTTGATAAAAAAACAAGAGAAGACGTTGATACTAAAGCAGAAGATCATCTTTATGATGCACTTCGCTACGGTATTATGTCTAGACCAAGATTCTCTATTTGGGATTATGATCCTGCTCACCAACGTCCGTCGGGATATGCTCCTGCAGACAATAAATTTGGATATTAAAAATGGAAGAACAAGACGATATTTATGATGTCACAGAAGCAGATGTACAGATAACACTGTCAGATGTGGAAGACTCATATGAAGAGCCTACAGAACTTCAAAGCCTAGTTCGTCATGTAATGGAGCGATACCAAAAAGCAGAAGATACACGCCGCCAAGATGAAGAGCGATGGCTCCGTGCTTATAGAAACTACAGGGGATTATATGGTCCTGATGTACAGTTTACAGAAGCAGAGAAATCTCGCGTATTTGTAAAAGTTACAAAAACAAAAACTCTTGCGGCATACGGGCAAATCATTGACGTATTGTTTGCCAATCACAAGTTCCCAATTTCTGTAGAACCTACGACTTTACCAGAGGGTGTTGCAGAAAATGTTCATTTTGATATGCAACCTAATGCACCAGAAAATCAAGCAATGGAGTCTTTGTATGGATTTTCTGGGGATGGTAATGATTTACCTCCGGGTGCAACAGCTTTAAGTTTATCTGAAAAGTTAGGACCACTATCCGAAAAACTAGGGGATGTAGAAGGTCTTAAAGAAGGCGCAGGAGTAACTGCAACTCAGATTACTTTTTCTCCATCCATGATTGCTGCAAAGCGCATGGAAAAGAAAATTATGGATCAGTTAGAAGAATCGTATGCGTCTAAGCAGTTACGATCTACAGCTTTTGAAATGGCTTTGTTTGGTACTGGGATTATGAAAGGTCCGTTTGCATCAGACAAAGAATACCCGAATTGGGACGAGGAAGGGGAATACACTCCGATATTTAAAACGGTTCCCTCTACGTCCCACGTTTCTGTATGGAACTTTTTCCCTGACCCAGATGCATCTAGCATGGATGAGGCGCAGTACGTTATTGAGCGTCACAAAATGTCACGTTCACAGGTTAGAGCGTTAAAGAGTCGCCCATTCTTCCGCAAAACTGTTATTGATGATGTCATTGCTCATGGCGAAGGTTACGTAAAAAAATACTGGGAAGATGATCTACGAGACTACACAACGGATCACGACATTGAGCGTTTTGAAGTTCTAGAGTATTGGGGGTCTGTAGACACGGATATTCTTGAACAAGCTGGCGTTGAAATTCCAGAAGACGTAAGTGAACACAACGAAGTACAAGCTAATATTTGGTATTGTAATGGCCGTATTATTCGCGCTGTTATTAACCCATTTAAGCCCGCCAACATACCATACTATGCAGTTCCGTATGAGTTAAATCCATACTCATTCTTTGGTGTAGGTATCGCAGAAAACATGGACGATACGCAAACGCTGATGAACGGTTTTATGCGCATGGCGGTGGACAATGCAGTCTTGTCAGGTAACTTGCTCATTGAGATTGATGAGACAAATTTAGTTCCTGGTCAAGATCTCTCAGTGTATCCGGGTAAAGTATTCCGTCGTCAGGGCGGTGCACCGGGTCAAGCTATCTTCGGTACAAAGTTCCCGAATGTATCTAATGAGAATATGCAGTTGTTTGACAAAGCGCGAGTTTTAGCGGATGAGTCAACGGGCTTCCCATCTTTTGCTCACGGACAGACTGGTGTAGCCGGTGTAGGGCGTACAGCATCTGGTATATCAATGTTGATGAATGCTGCTGCTGGTGGCATTAAAACAGTAATTAAAAATGTAGATGATTATTTGCTTTCACCACTTGGTAAAGCAATGTTCTCATTTAATATGCAGTTTGATTTTGATCCTGATATTAAAGGTGACTTAGATGTTAAAGCCAGAGGTACAGAGTCGTTGATGGCTAATGAAGTACGGTCACAGCGCCTTATGCAGTTCATGCAAGTTGCTTCTAATCCAACACTTGCGCCATTTGCTAAATTCCCGTATATTGTTAGGGAGATTGCAAAATCTATGGATCTTGATCCAGATAAAGTTACTAACAGCTACGAAGAAGCTGCACTCCAACAAAAACTCATGCAACAAAATGCACCACCTGCTCCTGCGCAACCAGATGGAGGGCCACCTAATGTGGCAGATACTTCTGGTGCTGGCGGAGGAAACATTGGTGTAGGACAATCTCCGGTTCCGGGAGAGCAAGGATTTACAGGTAATGAACAAGGTGGACAAGGATTACCGCAAGAAGGTGGTCAGCAAACTCAAACCCCTTTGCAGTAACAACAGACAATGGGAAGCTTTTTGCGAATATCTAGATATACAAATTGCTGAAAGCCACAAGAAATTGGAACAATCGGACAATATAGTTGCAATTCATCAAGCACAGGGTGCAGTACAAGCACTTCGTGCATTAAAGTATCTACACGACGAGGCTTTATCTAATGTCTGACATTAATACTCAAATGGATTCCATTAAACTTACTTATGACAAACGAAGAAAAGGACACAAGTTTTCTCATAATGGAATGGAGATGTTTTTCAAAGGTAGTGATACTGAAAAAGAAAGAGAAAAAATTGAAAAACAAATTAATGATCTTTTAGCTAAAAAAAACAAACAGCCAGAAACATCTTCCTTTGCTGAGGGGGGATTAGAAGATGAAGGAGGAACCGTTGATCCAGTATCAGGAAATGAAGTTCCTTCAGGATCTACTCAAAAGGAAGTTAGAGATGATATTCCTGCACAACTTAGCGAAGGTGAATTTGTTTTTCCTGCTGATGTTGTACGCTATATCGGCCTAGAAAATCTCATGAAACTCCGCCAAAAGGCGAAAGCAGGACTCCAGAAGATGGAAGACATGGGGCAAATGGGCAATGCCGAAGAAGCCGTAATCGAAGATGATGTTGATTTTGAGGCTGAAACAAGTGAAATGATTGAGTCTCTACCATTGGCTTCGGGAGGAATGGTAAGAAATCCATTTGCTACAGGACTCAAAAAGAAAGCTTTACATGCTAATCAAGGAATTTTTGTATCTCCTCAATCCCAACAACCTTCACCAAGTTTTTCAGAATTTGTACTTAATCCAGCTATGAAATTAGGTCAATCTTTACAGCCTACTGTAACAACAGAAACGTACATTGGACCCAATGGAGAAAGAGTACCTGTTCAATTTGTTAACGGTAGGCCAATAACAAATCCACCAGCGGGATATAGAAAAGCTACTGCCCAAGAGCTTGCATCTCCTACAACTCCAGAAATAAAACAACCTGAAGTTGCCCCAGTCAACGCTATGGATGAAGGTCCAGAAGACGAGGAGCGGGCAACAAAACAAAAAGAACAATATAATAACTATGTAGATACAATGGATAAACTCGCTGCGATTGATCCGGATTCTAAATTTGCTAAAGATTGGAACAACTCTCCACATAAAGAAGGAAGTAAAGGAAAAGCAGCTAGTAAATTCTTTGGTACGTTTGGTATCGGAACAGCGATAGAAGAAGCTGGATATCTTCAAGGTGCAGATGATTTCATAGAAACTAAATTAAAAGAATATGATCTTGATCCAAAAGAATATGAAAATGATTTTTACTTTGGTCCTAAGTATAATCAACAAAAAGCCCAAGAAGCTATCTCAGAAGCAAAACAAAGCAGGCCAGAAACAGAAGGGCCTGATCCTTTTGATATAGAAGGAATTTCAGAGGCAGAAAAAGAAGCACAAAAGCAGGAAGTTCAAGACGAAATAGAAGATTTTAGAGATGCTGTTCAGGCAGATAGAGATAGACAAGAGGCGCAAGATAGAGAAGAAGAAAGCGAGGTGAATTAGCTTTTAAAAAATAATTCACATCTTAACTGGCTACCTAACGCCCTAAAAAGCTACCGTTAGCCCCAGACGTAAAGGAAAACATATGTCAACCACAACAACCGAAATGGTAGAAAAAGTAGAGCAAGTCAAAGTAGCATCTGGCTTTGCAAAGCGTAACGCAAACAAGAAGAGAATCGAAGACGAAGAAAAAGAGCTAGAGGAGCTTCTTAATAAAGGAAATGAAACAAACGCAGAAGAATCTGTTGACGATGGCCCAGATCCAGAGGGAGCAGAGGAGAAGACCTTTAAGAAAAGGTATGGCGATCTGCGCAGACACTCGCAGAAGAAAGAGGCAGAGTTACAAACTCAAATTGATGAGTTAAGATCGCAACTTGATGCTTCTACCAAGAAGGAAATAAAATATCCAAAATCTGAGACAGAATTAGAGTCTTGGATGGAACAATACCCAGATGTGGCTAAAATTGTGGAAACAATTGCCATGAAAAAAGCCCACGAACAAGCGTCTGAGTTTGAATCTAAGTTTAAGCAAATTGACGAAATGAAAATGGAGGCTATCCGTGAGAAGGCTGAAGCAGAGCTTATGCGATTGCAACCAGATTTTGAAGAAATACGTGACAGCGATGATTTCCAAGATTGGGTTGATGAACAACCTCAGTGGGTTAAAGACGCGCTTATCCACAATGATTCCGATGCTTTATCTGCATCAAGGGCTATTGACCTTTATAAAGCGGATAAAGGAATTAAAGCAAAACGTAGTTCTTCGTCTAAAGAAGCTGCTAAAAAAGTAGGAACAAAAACTGAAAGATCTAATCCTGGATCTGGAAGTGAAGGAAGAATTATTCGGGAGTCTGAAATATTAAAAATGACTGCCGATCAATATGAAGCAATCCAAGAAGAGGTTGCAACAGCAATGAGAGAAGATAGATTTATCATGGACGTATCTGGTTCAGCACGATAAATTTGTTGACTTTTATACTATTTTAAATATAACTAAGTGTATTATTGTGGCCCCCTTGCGGATACCCACAAAATAACTTGAAATAAAATGCACCGTTAGTTTAACTTCAGGCCAGTTGTTAAATTAGCGGGAAGTCTTATTTCACCTTCACAGAACACCCAAACTACGCAGGCCGTATGATCACTTTGGCCGGTGACTATACCACCCTGATGTTAGATGGCCTCTGGCGAAGTTACACGAGAACCTAACCCATGCTATTATAAGGAGTGTCCATCATGGCATTTACTAGCGCAGCGGGCTACGGCAACCTTCCTAATGGTAACTTTAGCCCAATTATCTATTCAAAGCAGGTACAGCTTGCTTTCCGTAAGTCTTCTACTGTAGAAGATATCACTAACAACGACTACTTCGGTGAAATCGCTCAGATGGGTGATTCAGTGAAGATCATCAAAGAGCCTGAAATCTCAGTTCAGCCTTACTCTCGTGGTTCACAAATCACAGCGCAAGATCTTGATGATGAAGATTTCTCACTGACAATTGATAAGTCAAACTACTTTGCATTCAAGATTGATGACATTGAAGAAGCGCACTCACATGTGAACTTCATGCAAATGGCTACGGATCGTGCGGCATACCGTCTTCGTGATCAGTATGACCAAGAAGTACTTGCTTACTTGTCAGGTTACACTCAGTCTGCTTTGCATTCTGCTGGTGACACAGTCAACACAACGGTCAACGGAACTAAGGCAGTAACAACTGCAGGTTCTGACGAACTGCTTGCTTCTATGAAGCTTGACGCTACTGACTTCAACCTCAACGATGGCGGTGCCGCTGTTGCTGGTGAAGCAATTGTAGTTGTTCCACGTTTACCGGGCGCTACTGCTATCACAACAGCTTCTGCATCACCACTTCAGATCATCTCTCGTATGAGCCGTCTGTTGGATCAGCAGTTTGTTGACACCAGTGGCCGTTGGTTGGTCATTGACCCAGTATTCGCTGAGACTCTGAAAGATGAAGACTCACGTCTCTTCAACTCAGACTTCGGTGGTTCAGGTCTTCAGAATGGCCTTGTTATTAACAACTTGCACGGTTTCCGTGTCTATGTTTCTAACAACATGCCTGCTGTCGGAACTGGTCCTGCTGTAGGTAGTGCTACACTTCAGGCTACTAACTATGGTGTCTTGACTGCAGGTCACGACTCAGCGGTTGCTACTGCCCAGCAGATCAACAAGACTGAGACTTACCGTGATCCAGACAGCTTCGCTGACATCGTTCGTGGTATGCACTTGTACGGTCGCAAGATCCTTCGTCCTGAAGGTATCGTCACTGCACGTTACCAAACTGGCTATTAATAGGGGGATTTTATAATGGCTACATTATCACAGACTGTATCTAAAGGCGTTCGTATCTACGAAGCTGAAGTTACACTTCCAACTGCCACTGGCACAGTAACCGCTATTAGCATTCCTGCTAACTGCATGGTTCTTGCCGCTGGTGCAGTAATCACTGAAGCTTGTGCTGGTTCAACTGCACACGTTGCTGACTTGTCAATCGGGTCTGCTGACATCGTGACTGCAATTAACCTACAAACAGGTTCAGTGGGAGACATCGTTACTGAAGCGGCTGTACCACAGGGTACAACTGCGGCTGATACAATTGATGTTGTCTCAACTGTAACTGGTACTGGCACTGCTGGTAAAGCACGTATCTATGCACTTGTTGCAGATATGACTGCTCCTATCACAGCAGACGAAGTTGCACGAGATCAAATCTAAGCAACACTAAGTTGGGGGCTTCGGCCCCCTTCTTCCTTTCTTTTATATAGGAATTTAGAAGCATGGCAATTACAACTGCTATTTGCAAATCATTCAAAGAAGAGTTGTTAGGAGGTGTCCACGATTTGGATACTGACACGCTTAAAGTTGCATTAATTAAAGAAACACCAACAGGTACATACGATACGAACACCGCAAATTATACTGATGTTACTGGTAATTCTGATGAAGCAACCGGAACAGGTTACACTGCGGGTGGACAAGATTTGGACAGTGTTACAATCAGCTTAGATGGCACGACTGCTATTATTGATATTGCTGATGAAACGTTTTCTACCGTAACTGTCTCAGCAGACGGTTGCATTATTTATAACTCT